TAAATCTTTTCTAGAAATTCTATGATTAGCTTTCTGCATGTTAAAAACATGCCTAGATCGAAGTTCAGCAAGAGAAGGAAAATGATCAAACATCTCCTCTTGAGTTATACCAGACTTTCGCAATAACCTACGAAGTCGAGTCTTAGATACATCAGCCAAATCCATACTCTCCAATATTTGCATGGGAGTACGGCTATCAAATTTAGCTATACGATGATATAAGTCTGATATGACATTATAGGACTCCTCATTAGTTCCTTGAGTATCCCAAGCATGCCCTATCAAAGATATTATCATTTCGGCTGAAAATGGACTATCCGTGGCCATAACTCTAACCATTTGCTCATCTATTTCTTTATAAGGCAAAATACTAGACATACCAAGGTCAATAGTATTTTGTATAAAGTGTCGCTTCAAAAACTTAGGTCCACGAACTGCCAGACGACCAGTACCATCTGGAACAGACAACAAACTCCTATAAAGATTTTCATCTCTAAGCTCCATGTTGCAATAATCTTTTAAAAAACTTTTCCAAGTGCGGTGATTCATAATATCTTGTAAACACTCTGGAGCACACCATATGTGATCATCTCCATAAACAACTATCGTAATAAACATTCGCGCTAAGAATTCGTCTATCAAGACGCTTCTACTCTGATTACGAGATTTGACATGCTGAACATAGCAAAAAAAATATAAATGCCATTATCCAACTGTCACCATGACTAGTTTCCTTACCTCCTGAATACATCTGTCCCACCATATATCGCCAAAAAGATCCTATATGACATACAAGTTTAGAACAAACGTGAGAAGCCCATATAACCATGAGCCGCTCTAAAAATAGAGCATCTGAATCTGACAGGGTTTTCCAATCAAAATAGGGAAACGCACCAAAACAATAAAGTAGTAACTGCCAATCCTGGATATGCTTATCTAATCCAGTTATATCACCGTCAACATATATGAAGCCTTTCATATGACCGTTCAAGTACCTAAAAAGACACTCCGCACCACCATACCAAAACTTCATACCTATACGTATGATATTATTTCGCTCTAAAAGCATTCTATTCTCATTCAAAAGTATACCTAAGAAAGAATGCCACTGTTCAGGAATAAAAAACTCTCTTATCTTCAAAAGCATAGCATCAAGCTCTTCTACGTTCTTAAATTGACCTAATTTCCATTCATGTTTAGCCTTGACAACACATATTATTGCTTCTATCGCTGTCATATCTCCCCTTCTCACTCTAACCATAAGCCTATGCAACTTACGAATAGCTGGAAGAAACATAAATATTTTCTGTCCACTAGCTTGAATAATGATATCTTCTCCATTAAATTTACCATGCTTCGAACCCCCACTAGCTATACCACCTGATCTATAAATTTGAAACTTTCGAATCAACTTATGAGGGTCATAATCAAAATAACAAGTACCAAAATTTACTTCATTCTCCATTTGATAATTCAACCAGCCAAGAGCAGCCGGAGCATAATTCCACAAGAAAGATTGGGC